AAACCAGCTCTAGTGAACCAGTGTTTATACTGATCCTTCAAGCCTTCTGAACTAAATGTGGTGTCATTGGGACAATACGGACAATACTTTGGGTTAATCTTTGACTTCTTGAATACGTTGAGATAATTCAAGAGAGGTCCTTCTGCACTAACTGGGTGGGAGGAAGAAAACATGTTCTTAATAGACCCCCACATCATACCTAATATTGTGGTCACGGAAGTGACAAATAATGCCATAAATTGACCAGCTGCAAAGATGGACAAGATAGTAATTGCTTTCAACACTATGGGATGACCTGCAAACCATTCGGCGAGCTTAAAAGCTCCGTCGAACCATGCAAATCGAAATTTTTCCCAAAAGGTATCTCCGCGAAAAGCTTCAAGGATTTCTCCATCAATTTCGTCATAGATTTGAGGTGTCTGATTTAACTCATCAACCTCATGTTGAATAAGAATACCTGATCGAATAGCAATATCCATACCAAATTTAAAACATTCAATGGGGTTGCGAACACAACCACTTCTTGCACACTGAGAGGCTACCTGATTAAATACACGAGCTAAACGTACAGTCGCCTTCCTATTGATAGGCGAATACACATCCATGAACGCAGCTACTCCACGTTCACAGTAAAAATCTACAAGGGTTGCACACTTAAACTCCAATTTGTTCAAATTATGGCCATAATACATACCTTTGAAGGCACGAGCTACGGCTGACAATGAAAAAGCGGTGGGAATAGTACGAGTATTCCAGTTATGAGCCCAAATTGCATAAACATGCACTAAGGGATACTGAAAAGCTCCATATGAGGCAAAATAAGCTTTGAACTTATTCACTGCTTTTGTATAACGAGTGGATTGTGAGGTCCGCTCATCATGGTCGTTGAGTCCTTTTTCTATTATTGTAGGGAATACTACTGAGTTCATATGAACCTGCTCTTGTGCAATGAAATAATTGAGAATATTCTTATCCTCTTCATTACACTCTTCAGGTTTCATTTGAGCTGGCAACTTTTTCTTTAAATATAATGCATAAAGTTGCCC